ATCAAGTTCATAAGCAACAATAAGATCATCACGTTCTGTATCATAACCAATTAAATTACATTTAAGCATGTAAGCAATGTAATTGGCTGTGGTTTGATATGGGTTTTCTTCTGATTTAAAGTGGCGAGAAAGAATACCAACAATAGTGCTGATTTTAGTGCGTTTTCTAACAGCCATTTCAGATAGTACATCAATACCAAACATCAGTGGTATTTCTAATCTATCTAAAATGTTGTTAAAGCCTGCGTTGATAAACTTTTGACGTATAAAGTTTTTAGATTGGTACTTAGAATAGCGAAGTTCTAAGTCTTTTTGGAGATCATATTCTTCGTTAAGTTTGTATTCCATAGCACTATCCTTCTTTTAGGTTGGATTTAGAAAGAATATGGGATTTGTGAAATGTATAGGATTTAGGTTTTAGACCCGTACATTACATGCCCAAACCTCGCGCCGGAGGCGCTATACATCCTAAAGAAAACCTAAAGTGTGAGACTATCGACGTCCAAATAAAGAATAAAAATAAAAGCCCCATCCTGATTACTCAGGACAGGGCATAAAATTAGGCGAAGATCTCGCTTATATCGATGACGGCAGCAGGAGTATTCTCTAGCTTTACATCAGTGCTTTTACGTTTACGCAATTCAAGCTGCAGATTAACTGTTATAGCTTCACCTGCAGGCAGTTCATCAGCTTTTTGCTGAAGTGCGCTAAGCAAAGTATTACCCGCTTCGATGCTGTGATTAAGCTTAGGTGACGTTGTCATAGGCTTAGGCTCTTGCGTATCGATAGGAATACCGAATGGCAAAGATGCAAATACAGTCTCACCGTCAGCGCCTTTAATTGGCATACCAACATTTAAGTAAACTTCGCTTTGTTTACGTGCAGCTGGTACTGGAACTACATTAGAAGCAAAAGCTGCATTTAAAGCTTCAGCCATGTTTTCTGATATTTTCTGGCTCATTTTCTTTCCTCTTTTAAGCACAAATTAAGGCATTATTGCCCACAAAAAACGTTTTAGAGAATCAGTAACAATAATCTTATTAGGCTTACTGCTAGTAAGTTGAGTCAAGATTAAATGTATACTGATGGTATGTTATCAGGTCAGCAAAGCTACCCAAATAAACACAGTAAAAAACGCACAGAATAGTGATATACCTCCAAGCCAATCTTCAGCTGTAGGTATTTTAAGCAGAGCTATGATACGTTTCATAATTCTGGCTCCGTGATTTTAGTTCGAGCTAACTCCATAATAGTATCGAAGAGTTCGAGCTTATATATTTCTATGTGATCAAAGATAGGTTTGGGGTCCATATCACAATCAATCATAGAGTTGACTTGATAACGAAGAACGTCAAAGTTTGGATAGATCTTAAAGGCTTCATCAACAATAGCACGTGGGTACTTTTGTATCATGCCTTTTATTTCTTTACTTAGACGATGTTGGATCAGCTTACGTTTCATCTCAGACATCATAAGCATCCATTATTTGATGAAGTTGTAGTCCAGTATTTCTTTGAATGGACTCAAGTTCTGATTCAAACGTGATGTGATCATTATCAAAATTTTCAAGAGGCTCTGATTCTAACTCTTGAAGATAATGAAGCGTATTCGCTATCTTACGTGCTGCTTCATTTATTTCTAAAGCAGTTAGTTGTTTTAGTCCCATGAACTTACTCCTTTACACAGAAGGCATAGCAGCGTGCTACAGCCCAAATCTCCGCACGGAGTGCGTCCATACCTATGGGAATAGATAAGTGATTGAGCAGGGCTTAGAATAGCTGTGAGAAGTGTTACGGTATTTTATGTGTAAGGTAGAAGCTAAACAATGATTAGGGATAAGCTAAGCAATGAAATGAGATACCCTTATATCTCTATCCTCTATCTACCCCTGTGTTAATGTGTTTAAAAAATAAAAGACCTAACCCCTTACGGGATTAGGCCAGTTCCTTAAGCTTTACGTAGTTCTTCAAGGGTCTTGGAATGACGATCCTTGATTTGCTTGAAGAGTTTAGCGAGCTTAGGATTGCTCTCGAGTTCATCAGACATGCGCAATTGATCTTTAGCGATGTTGATTGCTCTTTGATTGACGTAGTTTTCTCTACGTTCCATACGGTTGATTGCTGCGTCTTCAATTGCAGAATCTCTCCATTCAGATGTAGATGTTAATAGTACGTCAAGCGAATGATCGATTGCAGTTACTGACTTGTCTAAGGTTCCGAAAGCCGTAGTGACTGAGTCGAAGATAGATGAGCCAGCTGCATCTGCTGAGTTCAAGATGTTTGCCATGGTATATACTCCTTAATCATAGCATAGTTAACGGATAGGTAGCTACTCCTACCCGGGTCTCGTCACGGTAGTGACTGTGTTAATAGGGGGGGGGCGTATTTCATTTTTACAATTTCATACTTATAACACTGAACCCAGAAACCTATGAGAAAATTTCTAATATGCGATCTCTTCAGACACTTTAGGTTGTATTTTATATGACCCAAAGCAAAGCAAATGATTTGACTTGACAACGCCTATATATAATGAGTATAAGTGTATAATACTCCTTTATAAGCTACATTGGTTAACTATAATACAAACCCCGGCTGCCGCCTCGCGGCTTCGCCGGGGTTTGTTAATAATAAGAGAATAATAGTTATTATACTCCCAACCCCTGAAGAGAGAACTAAAAGAGAACATAAAACCAAACAACTTGCGTAAAAGTTGTGTGTTTTTGTTGGTTCTAAAAAGAACTAAATAATGCCTAGTTGACGAATCAAGAAAAGGGATTCACAAATCAGTATAATCATGGGTATATATTAGAGGTCATCATAAAGGTAGACTTCGTACAATGCTTACAACTGAAGATTTACTTACTGCATTGCCCGTTAGATTTAAGTCAGCTGCAACGCAGTCATTAGCAGATAAATTAAATACAATTTCTAAAGACCCAATTGTTGCTGAAAGTGTTCGAGATAATTTTATAACTTATGCCTCTGTGCTGCAGACAGGAAAGTATAAACTTGAAGAATATCTTAATGCTGTAAAGTATGTGAGCTTTAAGCATATGGGCCTAACAAATCAAAAATCTTATCAGAACACATTTCCTAAAAGATATACTAAGCTCGTAGCAGAAGGGCGCACAGATAAAGAGATTTCTGCTTATGTGGCGGCGTATTCTAAAACAAAGCTAGTGACAGCCATTATGGAGCAGAGTTTAATTCCTATGTGGCTTTTGCATACAGATGCTTACAATAAAGCTGTAGAGACACAAGTAGAGCTTATGCTTACAGCTAATTCTGAAAAAGTGAGGTCTGATGCTGCTAATTCTGTATTAACTCATCTTAAGCGGCCTGAGAACAAAACAGTAGATATAAACATTGGCGTGCAAGAATCTGACTCTATGAAAGAGTTAAGAGACATGATGAGCGCTATGGCTCAAAAACAACAAGAACTGATTAAGTCTGGTATATCTACAAAGCAGATAGCAGAGCAAAAGTTTGGCGGTTCTTTTGGTTCGAGCCAAAGCAAAGCAAATCAAATCATTGACGTAACGCCTGTAAAAGAGCAAAACAAATGAACATTGGGTTAATTACAGTTCGAGAAGGGAAGACTGGCCCAGTTGTTTTTATGTGGATAGACGGCAAAAAAGTTGGGCAAGTTGAGTTAACGACAAGAGCAGCGGCTAATTTAATTAGCGATTTAGCCATTAACTTACAAAAGGAAATACCCCATGACAAAAGCTAAGAATTCAAAGCAAACCAAAGCAAAGAAGAAGACTGTTAAAGTAGACGGAAAGGGGGTCCATTGGAGTGAAGAAGAAGTTGTAACGCTAATGGCGTTTGTAGACAAAGGGCTATCTTTTGCACAAATAGCTCAAAACTTAAATAGACCTAGAAAATCTGTTGAAAGTAAAATTTATAGAGAGCGGCTTGTAAAAAGACAAAAAGCAAACACGCCAAAAATTGTAAAACAAGTTCCTAAGAAAAAAGTAACTAAAAATACACAGGTGCTTAAAGTTCAGGAGAGCGTGCTTAATGTGCAAGAAACCAACGAAAAAAGAGTTGATAACCTTGTGTCGCATAACAAACTTAAAGCGTTTTGGAATTGGCTCTTAAGGAAATAACGCCATGATGCAGTTAAAGAGCAACGAGCTACCATCATTTGATGATGCAAATATTGAAGCTGCTCTTGCTGCCTCTGGGCTAATTCGCCAATCTGTGGATGATTGGCTCAATGCTGTTGATTATGCAGAACTAAATTCTGGATCATATGTACCAACAGAATTTGCATTGCATTTTATTAACTTTATTAAGTTAGTAAATGGCAAAGAAGGAGAACAGAATGTTTCTCCTGTTGTGCATTATCGAATGCTTGATCAGATAGCAGGAACCAAAAAACGCATAGCAAATTTATGTGCTCGTGGCATGGCAAAAACAACGCTTATGGCAGAGTACTTGGTTCTTTATATCGGAGTATTTGGTGAGATTCCTGGGTTTGGGAATGTAGAAGGAATGATATATATCTCGGATTCTATGGAAAACGGGGTTAAATCATTAAGAAAGAACGTAGAATTTCGGTATAATAACTCAGAATTCCTTCAAAAGATGCTTCCTGACGTGCATTTCACTGATGCCTATATGGAATTTAACAATTTGGAGGGCCATAAGCTTGGAATTAGGCTATATGGAGCCAAAACTGGCTTGCGCGGAACGAAAATCTTTGGAAAACGTCCTGTTTTAGCTGTTTTAGATGATTTGGTGTCTGATGATGACGCCAAATCTAAGGTCGCAATGCAAGCAATCAAAGACACAGTATATAAAGGCGTTGATTATGCGCTTGACCCAAGGCGTAGAAAAATTGTTTTTAATGGCACGCCCTTTAACAAGAACGATATTCTTTATGAAGCTGTTGAATCTGGCGGCTGGCACGTAAATGTTTACCCAATTTGCGAAAGATTTCCTTGTAGTAGGGAAGAATTTGCTGGAGCTTGGGAAGATCGCTTTACATATGATTTTGTTTTTGAGCAATATCAGGTGGCTCTGGCAACAGGGAAGATGGACAGCTTTCAGCAAGAGCTAATGCTGCGAATTACTTCTGTAGAAGAACGCCTTGTGCAAGATGAAGAAATTCGTTGGTTCTCTCGGCAAACATTGTTAGACAATAAAGACCGATTTAATTTTTATATTACTACAGACTTTGCTACAAAAGCCAAACAAAGCGCAGACTTTAGCGTCATATCTGTTTGGGCTTATAATGCAAATGGCGATTGGTTTTGGGTAGATGGAATCTGCCAAAAACAAACAATGGATCGTAACATCGATGATCTATTTAAGCTTACTCAGCAATACAGACCACAATCTGTTGGTGTAGAAGTTTCAGGACAACAAGGCGCATTTATCAATTGGATTCAACAAGAGATGATGCGCCGTAATATCTGGTTTAACTTTGCAAATAGCAAAAACGGATCTCCAGGCATACGCCCAGAAATTGATAAGCTCTCTAGATTTAATGCAGTTGTTCCGCTGTTTAAAGCAGGCAAGATGTATTTTCCAACTGAAATGAAAAGCTCAAAGATTATTGGAGAATTTATGAACCAACTGTCTTTGTGCACAGTTTCAGGAATTAAAGCAAAACACGACGATTGCATTGATACAATTTCAATGTTGATGTATCTTAATGCTTGGAAGCCCTCTGAAGACTTGACAATGTCCCGTAACGAAAACGGCTTATGGGAAGTAGATGACGAGTTCGGAGATGAAACGCTTAACATCCAATCTTACATTGTTTGAGGTGCTCCATGAACGTAAACGAACTCTTTCAAGCTTTAGCAGTAGGGGAGCTTTCAACACTTTCTGTTGCTGATAAAGATCTGGGAACACTTAAGTTTTCTGAACATCCTAGGTTTATTCGTTATTTGAATGACGCTTTGACGTTAATCTTTACTAAATTGGCGCATAAGAAAGATTATGTTAATTTTTCGCTTGTTGAAGGACAAAGTACATACGCTTTGCAGCCGTCTTTAGCGACTAACGTATTAAAAGTAATATCAGTACAAAATTTAGATTATGAATTTATAGAAGATCGTTTTTACGCAATAAACGATTTTGAAGCAAGACATTCTGTACGCACATTGCAATACGATACGTTGTTTTTTCCTGTTGTTGTCGCAGACCAAAACATTTCTGTAGAATATCAAGCTGCGCATCCAACAATACCATCGCTGGATTATGGACAAGTTACAATCGACATTCACCCGATTTTAGAAAATGCTGTACTGTCAAAAATAGCAGCTTCTGCATTTATGGCTCTTGGCGGTGAAGACGCAATGAGCAAAGCTACAACTTACATGAACGATTTTAATGCTACTTTGCAGTTAGCAGAATTTGAAGACATGGCAGAAGTAACATCAATAGAAAGTGCCAATCGTTTTAAAAACTTTGGATGGCGTTAAATGACTGTAGAAAGTGACATTTTACAGCTACAAGCAGATGTACAGGCTTTAACAGCGTCACTAGAAGCTATTCGCCAATCTTTGCAAGATCAGATTGATCTTAATGAAGCTGGCGTAAATGAAGCAGACACAAGTGCAGATACAGCAACTGATAACACATACGTAAATGCACAAGACATTACAGAATTAAATATTGCGTTACGTTTGTATATTGATAGCAAAATAGCGCAATTACGTTCAAATTATGCAGCAGATTTTGCAAATACGTTAGCAGCAGTAACGCCTCAAATTGAAAGTGATGTTGACGCAGCATTTACGTCACAAATTACCAGTTTAAACGCAACAATTATTGCAAAAACAAATGAAGCTGCTGCTTCAGCATATGACGCAAATCAGTCATATTTAGATGCAAGCAGCGTTTTTGATAATTTAGTTTTAACAGATATACCTGCTATTCAAGCAAGGCTTTCAGCCGCTGAAGGAGAGGTATTACAACATACAAATTCTTGGACATCTCTTTTATCGCAATATGGATATACATCGCTTCAGCAAGGGTTTGATGCACAAGTTGTTGCAACAAATCTTGCAATATCTACTTCTGCATCAACGCTTAAAGCAGAAATAGAAGATATAAATGGATCATCGCTTGGCGCTACATTGCACAATAATTATTACACAGAATCAGGCACAAATGGCGCTATTTCAACAGCCATTACAACTGTAAAAAGCGAAATTGAAGATGCTAATGGCTCATCATTGGGCGCAACAGTAAGTTCTCAAGGAAGTGCAATTACTGATTTACAAAATAACGCAAATGCAGGTTTTTTAATTAAAGCGCAAGTAGATGATGACGGACAACCAGCTGCAGTGTCTTTGCTAGAGCTTATTGCTGCAAACGATCCGTTATCTGGGCCAACATCTATTGCAAAATTACAAGCTGATGACATTTTGCTTGATGGAACTGTAAGCGCGCGAAAGTTACAAATTACAGATTTTACAGATTATGCGCAAAATCATAAATTTGAAAATGATGATTGGGACGATTTTTGGACATTAGATCAATCATATGGGACTGTAAGTTTAAGTGAAAATACCGGGTTTCTAAATGGAAACGCTTTAGAATTTAGTGCTTCAACAAGTACTATTTCGTATGTAAGAGCAGAAATAGCTGTAGATGTAGAACCAAATAAACATTATCAAATTGAAATTTGGGCAAGAAGATCATCAGATTATGCGCCTAAAACTGGCGGAACTTGGGGCAGCAGTTATCTAAAAGCGTATGAAGGAACAAGTTCAACAGAACTCACATTTACAACTTATAATGCAGG